GTGCAAGGCTAATCCGTTTATTTGTGCTCCAGGTAATGAGGCTAAATTTGAGACGTTGAAAAACGACGCTCAGACCGCTAAAGATATGGGCGGAGCGGACTTACGAGACTTTTTAACAAAGTCGCTTAACATGTGGGTTCAGAATACGGACGACCAATTTATTAATACTGAGAAGTGGCAGAAATGCGGATCAGACAGAACATTAAAGGATTTCGAGGGTCGTAATTGTTGGGTCGGACTTGACTTGTCAAGCGGTGGCGACTTGACGACTATATCGCTCGAATTTCCGGACGATAACGAGGAGAAGTTTTACTTTTATTCTCATTCGTTCATGCCGAGAGGACGTCTTGAGGAGCATATCGAAACCGACCTCGCTCCTTATGATGTATGGGAGAATATGGAACTCATTACCGTGACCGGCGGTTCCGGGGATTTTAAGAATGATTATAAATTCATAATCTCCCATTTAAAAGAATTACGAGACCGATTCAATCTAACCTTTAACGGAATAGGTATCGACCCTCATAACGCGGACGGTATCTTGTCAGACCTGGAGGAGTTTGGTTGTCCGGTCATAATAATACCTCAGTCGTGTAAGAGTTTGAACGACGCGACGGTCGACATTCAGTTGTTAACTAAGTCGGAAAAACTCGAGTACGATAAACATAACGAATTGTTGACCTGGAGTTTTACAAACGCGTCGATAGTTCGTAACTCGTTCGACGAGATTAAAGTCGACAAACAACCTGGCTCAAGGTTTAAGCGTATCGACCCGGTCGACGCTTGTATCGACGCTCACGCGGTAATGTTAAAACACAAATCGAAAGAGATTGTCAATGTTAAATCAGAATTTGAGAAATACCTTGATATTATGGGTTGGAATAATAAAGAAAAGGAGGACACTAAGGACTCATGAATTTCGCTAAAAGAATGAAATCGGCTGTCAATATACTGTTTAACAAGTCAGCATATCGAGAGAGTGTCGAAATGAATAAGTTACTCGATTTCCTCGGTTTGAGTGGTACTAACGAGAGTAATCTGTCCGAGGCGACATATTTCTCATGTTTAAAGGTACTCAGTGAGTCAATCGGTAAATTACCTCTCAAGTTGTTACAGTACAACGACAGACACGGAGTAGGCAACGCGAGGTCACACCCTTTATATAAGGTGTTACACGACAGACCAAACAAATACATGTCGTCAACAGTATTTTGGAGTACTGTCGAATACAATCGAAATCATTACGGCAACGCCTACGTATTGATTGAGGGCGTCGGAGAAAAAACTCAATTGTGGATTTTACCGAGTAACGAGGTCGAGATTTGGTACGACGACGCGTGTATATTGTCCGATATTCCGGACATTTATTACATGTACTCTAAAGGTGGTAAAATCTATAAGTTTGGTTCGGAGGAGATATTACACTTCAAAGGGTCGAACACTCTCGACGGTATTAAAGGAATATCCGTACAAGAACAATTAAAACTCACTATCGGCGGAAACCTCAAGGCTCAGAAATTAATCAATAAAATGTATGAGACCGGGTTCACGGCTAAAGCGGTGTTACAGTATACCGGTTCACTTAACGACGAGAGCGTTGAGACATTCGTCAAAGGTATCGAGGATTACGCGACCGGTAAGTTAAAAGACCAGGGGGTTGAGAATATCATTCCTATACCATTAGGAGCGAACTTACAACCTCTCAACATTAAACTCGCGGACAATCAGTTTATTGAGGTCAAACAGTATACCGCGTTACAAATCGCCTCAGCATTTGGAATTAAACCATATCAGATAGGCGATTACACTAAATCGTCATATGCGAGCGCGGAGGCTCAACAGTTATCATTTTACGTTGATACATTACTTTATATCATAAAGCAATACGAGGAGGAGTTGACTTATAAACTCCTAAGCGCTGAGGAGATCGTAAACGGTCTCCATTTTAAATTTAATGTAGCGGTTATTTTACGAGCAGACTTACAGACTCAAATAACAAGTCTGTCAACCGCTGTCAATTCGTTCCTTTACACTCCGAACGAGGCGAGAGCATTTCTTGACCTGGAGGCTAAAGAGGGCGGAGACGAGTTACTCGGAAATGGTGCGAGTATTCCGGTTAAATATGCCGGGTCTCAATATATTAAAAATGAAACAGAAAGGGGGAGCGATAATGCCGAAAATGGAAAATATAACACATGAAGTTGAGGACGGTGTCCTTGTCAAGTCCGCGTCGGTTCAGATTCATGACGTAGCTGAGGAGGACTTAAAAAAGATAAACAAGTTCACTCTCACACCTTTAAAGGCTGAGGAGGTATTTGTATTTAAGACTGTAATCGGAGACAACGAACTCGACGACCGAAACGGCGAGCCGTTCAAAATGAGCGCATTAAAAGACCTCGAAAAGTTGTATGTCGGTAAGACGGTCATTAAAGACCATTATCGAACCGCTGACAACCAGGTCGCTCGAATCTACGACACGGAATTAATTACAGAGCCAAAAGTCACAAAGGGAGGCGAGCCGTTCTGTAAATTGATCGCAAAATGTTACATGGTTAAGACAGACAGTAACGCCGATTTGATTACGGAAATTAAAGCGGGAATCAAAAAAGAAGTATCAACCGGGTGTCGTGCTAAAAAATTGATTTGCTCAATTTGTGGCGCTGACAATATGAAATCGTATTGTAGACATTGGGCGGGTCGTTCGTATGAAAAAGACGGCAAAATGGAGACTTGTCTCATGCACATTGACGGAGCGAAAGAGGCTTACGAACTGTCACTCGTAGCGGTACCTGCTCAGCCTAGAGCGGGAACAATCAAACGCTACGGAGTAAAACCGGACGAGGAGCCGGAAACAAATACTCCGGAGGAACCGGAAACACCAATCACAGAGAATAAAGACGCTGATATTAACTTGAGAGTTAAATGTTCGGAGTCTTTTATTTTTGCAAAAAATTCATTATTAAACAAGGAGGATTCAGAAAATGAATAAGAAAATGAGAGAACTTTTAGCAAAAATCGAGGCTAAAACAAACGAGGCTAAATCTTTTATGGCGGATGGAGAAAACAAGGACGTCGAAAAGGCGACAGCATTGCTCGACGAGGTGGACGCTTTAAAAGCAGAGTATGAGGCTGAGGCTCGTCTCTATGAAATGACTAAGGAGAAGAACACACCTACAGAGGGGGAACTCCTGGGGCAGAAAGACGCTAAGGAACACGAGGGAGCGCTTAAAAAGTTCGTTGGCGCTGTTAAGACATTCATCAAAAAGGGACTTGTTGAGGGTGTAGACGAGGACGGCGGTTACACGGTACCGGAGGACGTGTCAACTAAGATTGAACACTATAAAGACGTTGATTACTCTCTTGAGGTTGACATTGACGTTGTACCGGTAACAACTAACAAAGGCTCAAGAACTTATCAGAAAAAGACAGACGTTGACGTATTTGTTGATATCGACGAGAACGGCGAAATCACAAACGAAATCGACGCTCCTAAGTTCGAGAGATTACCTTACGCGATCCAGGATAGAGCGGGATTCATGCCGGTATCAAATGACCTCGTATCAGACTCAGACGCGAATATTCTCAATATCGTCGCTGAGTGGTTAGCAAAGGCGAGCGTTGCGACAACTAACAAAAAGGTTTTAGCGCTTATCGGTACTAAGACACAGACAGACCTCAAAGATATCGACGGTATTAAAAAGGCTCTTAACGTGACACTCGGTCAGGCTTACAAGCACGGCGCGAAGATTTACACAAACGACGACGGACTTAATTACCTTGACACGCTCAAGGACGAGAACGGTCGTTATCTTCTTAATCCGGATCCAACAAATCCGGCTCAGTTACAGTTACGTTGTGGAACTACTGTATTACCTATCAAGGTATTACCAAATAAGATTATGCCGTCAACCGGTACAAAAGTACCTTTTATCGTAGGAAATCTTTTCGATTTCGTAAGAAAGTACGACAGACAGCACATGTCTATTAAAGGTTCAGACGTAGCGACAATCGGAGGATTTAACGCGTTTGCTCAGAACATGACAGTATTACGCGCGATCGTGAGAGACGACTATCGAGTTAAAGACATGGATTCAATCGTTAACGGCTACATTGATACAAGTGTAGTAGCGGGGGAATAGACGCCCAGGTATCAAATTATAACTTGAGACCAGGTTATACAGAGGAACAACTCAACGCTATGACTAAGGCGGAACTACTAGTCGTAGCGGAGGAGTTGGGTATCTCGGGACTATCTTCCTCTAATCTTAAAGCGGAAATAGTTGAGGCTATTCTTAACGGTTAGGAGGTGCGGATATGCCGACATTAGATGAGGCTCTTGATTATTTGGGAATTGATTACGCGGACGACTCAATCAAGAGAATTGTATCGCGTTCTATTTCTACGGTTGACGCTTATTTTCGAGGCGCTATCGGTTCGGATTATCCGACCGACGACCCGAGGGTTAACGAGTTAGCCTTAATATTTATATCCGATTTGTATGATAATCGAGGGGTTATCGAGAAAGTAGCCGGGAACACTCGTCGACTTGTTGACGATATGTTACTCCAATTAAAAATGGAGTTAAGACAGACGAGGGAGGGCGAGTAATGGTATTCGATAAACCAATAATCATACAGAAAATTGACAAAAAGACAGAGCAATGGGCGGACGTGTACCGCCTACACGCTCGCGTCAATAAAACCGGAGGGTCGGAGTATCTGACAGCCGGGGCGAATCAGTCGAAATCTACGCGAGTATTTGAAATTCGCTATCATAAAGATTTCGAAGATATCGACACTCATAGAGGGTCATATCGAATTATCTATCGCGGAAACCTTTATAACATTGAGGACTACGACGATTACATGGAATCTCATAGAACTATCAAACTCCTGGGGGTGTCTGTCAGTGGCAAATATACGACCGGATCAGTTGACGGACGCGATTAATCGCGAGTTGACTATTCACTCTAATGAAGTAAACAAGAAAATCAAGACTATAACCGAGAGCAACATTAAAGCGTTAGCCGAAAAAACAAAGGCGACGGCTCCGGTTGGTAAGCGTAAAAAACATTACAAGTCAAATATTGCGTCAAGAGTGATTACCGAAAACTCCAGGAAAACAATAGGGCAATGGTATGTCAAAGGTAACGATTATAGATTATCTCATTTGTTGGAACACGGTCACGCCTTAAAAGACGGCGGTCGAGTCGAGGGTACCGGGTTCATTGGTAAAGCAACCGAGGAGATAATCGATAATTACGTCCAGGAAATTGAGGAGGTATTGAGAAATGGTTAACAAAATATTGACAGACGCGAAATTCGTCAAAGACGAGACATATCGCGAGACCATGTTTCGAGATTCTCCGTCCGAGACGTACGCGGTTTTTAATGATTCTCGAGACGTTCGAGGGTCTGACGATTTGAACTTGATAGTCGACCATGAGGTCACTATTGAATTATACGAGTACACTCCGGATCCGGAGGCTGAGTCTCGTATTGAGAAAGCATTTGACGCTCATTCGATAGCATACACCAAACAGTCGCGTTATTGGATTCAGAGCGAACAATTATATCAAGTAATCTACGAGTTTAACTATGTAGAAAAGAAAGGGGAATAACAATGTCAGCAAGTAAAAGAATTACATTAGGTTCCGGAAAATTGTATCTCATGACATTCGACGGAGAAGTACCGGAGACAAGCGTCATTTGTACGGCTGAGAATCAGCTGGGTTACATCAAAGGCGGAGCCACTCTCGAGTATACACCGACATTCTACGAGGCTAAAGACGACCTCGGTTATTGCGTGAAAACAATAATCACAGAGGAGGAGGCGCTCCTCAAGTCCGGAATCATGACCTTTACCGGAGACACACTCGACAAATTGTGTGATACGGCTAGAGTGACAGAGGACAAAGAGAAAAATCTCCGTATTGTAAAATTCGGAGGTATCGGCAACGCTAAACGCGCGAAGTATCTCATTTGTTTCCATCATGCCGACCCGATTGACGGAGACATATGGGTTATCATTGTCGGAAACAATCAGAGCGGATTTTCTCTCGCATTTGCGAAAGACGCCGAGACAGTTATTGACGCCGAGTTTAAAGCACTCGCCCAGGACGACGAGGGTACTCTTATCAAGTACATTGAGGAGACCGGAAAAGGCGACGGCGTAGGCTGATAACAAATACGGATCATTTAACAACTCTATCGAGCGGGGTAAATATATCCCGCTCTAATTTTATGTATTTAGGAGGTTACGAAATGAGTAAAACATTAAACTTTAACACTATGAAAAAACAATATTTGACTATCACATTACCGGACGAGAAAAAAACAACGATTATGGTAAGCACTCCGACAAAATCAACAATGACCGAGTTGATTGAGTTAGGCGATAGATTAAGCGAATTACAAGACGAGGACAATCTCGAAGTCATTGACAGTTTATATGATTTTTGCGCGAGATTGTTAAGTGCTAACAAGGCGCGAGTTGAAATCAATAAAGAAAATTTAGAGGGCATATTTGATATCAAGGATATCATCGTTCTCTTTAAAACATATACACAGTTTGTAAACGAGGTTTATAAATCAAAAAACTAACACTCCCTTATTATCCACTAGACGATAATGAGGGACACAAATACGACATTGTATCTTATTGGGAACATTTAGTCAGTCAATACACCGGGTTAACCATATTAGAGGTTGAGGAGTTGGATTATTTCGATTATCTCCAATATCGACGCGACGCGTTTATACACCAATACAATCAGACCGAAAAAGGTCGCGAATATTTGGATAACGCGTATCGACTCGAACAATGTGAACCGGATAGAGGTAGATTGAGAGAGCAATTCGGAAAGGAGTGAGAATATGGCGAATAAAAATATTAAAGGTATTACCGTTGAAATCGGAGGCGATACGTCCAAACTCGGCGACGCTTTAAAATCAAGCGAGGATAAATCCAAAGCGTTAAAATCGGAATTAAAAGAAATCAATAGCGCGTTAAAATTTAATCCTGGAAATATTGATTTGGTATCTCAAAAACAAGAGTTATTAACGAAAGAAGTCGAGGAGGCGACTAAAGCCTTAAATATTCTCAAATCCGCCGAGGCTCAAGTCCAGGCTCAGTATGAGCGAGGGGATATCGGAGAGGAACAATATAGAGCGTTCAAGCGAGAAGTAATTAGCGCCGAAAGTAAGTTATCTCATTATGAGAAACAATTATCAAGCACAACCGAGGAATTAGAACGTCTCGCAAATGAAACAGAGGGAGCCGGGAACGATTTAGACGCTACGAGCGGAGACGCGAAAAAAGCATCTAACTCGTTAGATGATTTATCGAAATCGGCGGACAAAGCCGGCGACTCGTCCGAGGGTTTAGGCGGTAAATTAGGCGGAGCATTAAAAGCCGGGTTCGGTGCGCTTGTTGCCGGTGCGACAGCCGTCGGAGGTGCTTTAATTGGTAGTGCTGAGGCAAGTCGAGAATATAGGACAGACATGGGTAAATTGTCGACAGCATTTGACACCGCCGGACACTCCGCGGAATCAGCGACAACAACGTATCAAGTGTTACAAGGAATACTCGGAGAGAGCGACCAGGCGGTTGAGGCGTCTAACCATTTAGCGAAACTCGCTAAAAATGAAGAAGATTTGACGACATGGACAACTATTGCGACCGGTGTATATGCTGAGTTCGGAGATTCATTACCGATTGAAAACTTGACCGAGGCGTCAAACGAGACCGCTAAAACCGGACAGTTGACCGGAGGGCTTGCTGACGCTCTTAATTGGGCGGGTGTAAATGAGGAAAAGTTCCAGGAACAACTTGACGCGTGTTCAAGTGAGCAAGAACGACAAGCGCTTATTACAAGCACTTTAAACGGATTATATAGTGAATCGGCGGAAAAGTACAGAGAAACCAACGCCGAAGTTATACGAGCGAACGAGGCGAACGAGTCTCTCGCGTCGTCAATGGCTGAAATTGGAGCAAGTGTCGAGCCGTTATTAACAGACGTTAAAATGTTGGGAGCGTCATTGTTAAAAGATTTACTCCCAAACATAACCGGAATAACGGACGCATTTAGGGCGTTAATGAATGGCGAGGAGGGAGCGAGCGAGTCTCTCGGATCAGCGCTGTCAAATTTGATATCGACTTTATTGAATAAATTAATCGAGTTAGCGCCGAAAATCAGCGAGATAGCATTGTCGTTAATTAGTACATTTACAACTACATTAATATCGAATATACCTCTTATATTATCAACCGGAATCGAGATTATATTAGGATTACTCGCGGGACTTACGACAGCAATACCACAAATCATAGGCGCTATAACGAACATGATACCACAAATGACGACGGCTCTCGTCAATGGTATACCATTAATCATACAAGGCGCGGTTACGTTGTTACTTGCTATCGCTGACGCGATACCTCAGATTATACCTCCGTTAGTTGAGGCTATACCACAAATTATAAACGCTCTTGTAAACGGATTGATTACCGCATTACCTCAACTCTTACAAGGTGCGATTACGTTGTTACTCGCAATAGTGCAAGCTATCCCGGTAATTGTACAGACATTAGTTCCACAAATACCGACAATCGTAACGGCGATAGTTAACGCGTTAATGGATAATTTACCTTTATTATTAGACGGCGCGGTTGTATTATTCATGGCAATGGTTGAGGCGTTGTTTGAGGTCAGAAAAGAAATATTAAAAGCTATTCCGAAATTGATAACCGCTGTAGTCGATTTACTTAAAAAATTACCGGGTAAACTTTACGACGCTATAAAACCCGCGATCGATAAATTGTCAACCTGGGGGGCAAATCTCAAGGTTAAAGCGGAGAGCGGTATCAAAAACATGGTAAGCGCGGTTATAACCTGGGCGAAAACTTTACCGAGTAAAATCGCCTCAGCAATATCCGGAGCAATTACGGCGGTCGTTAATTGGGGTTCGAATATGGTTAGTACAGCGAGTACGGCAATTAAAAACGTCGCGTCAAGTATTGCGAACGGACTCAAGGGAGTACCTGCGTCAATCAAGACAATCGGTAAAAATATTATTGAGGGATTATGGAATGGTATAAACGATAAAGTAAGTTGGTTAACTAACAAAATTAAAAGTTTTGCGTCCAACGTCACTGACAAAATCAAGGACTTTTTCGGTATACATTCTCCGTCCAGGGTTATGAGAGACCAGGTCGGAAAGTATATTTCCGAGGGTATCGGAGTCGGTATTACTGACAATGCGGATAAGCCTATCAATTCCTTAAAACGATTAGGCGACGACATGGTTAACGGTGCGACAATAGGTCAGCAGATTGAGACTACATTCGGTCAAGGTGGCGACAATGTAGCAATGTTAGAGGTGTTAAAAGATATCTATAAACGATTAAATAACTTTAATCAGTCGATTGTACTCGATACCGGTGTTCTTGTCGGAGAGACAATCAACAAAATTGACAGTGGTCTCGCTAATAATTACACATTAAAAGCAAGGGGGATATAATCAATGAGAGGCGTAAAATTTGGATCATTTCATACGGCTAACGATTGGGATATGATACTCAACGCTAAAGAGATTAATCCTCCGGAGCCGAAAATTATCAGCGTACCGGTCGAGGGTCGAGACGGCGAACTTGATTTATCAGAAGTATTGACCGGAGAAATCAGATACAACAATCGAGAGGCTAACTTCACATTTTTAATGACGGAGGGAACGTATCTCGAACGTGAGAGTCTTATCCGTGATATTTTGAGAATAGTACACGGACGACAGTTAAATATAATTACAGACGACGACCCGGAGCATTACCTCCGAGGTCGTTGTTCTGTTAATAGAGTTCACAATATCAACACGTACGCAACTCTCGAAATATCGGCGAATTGTGAGCCTTATAGATATCATATCTATGAGACAATTCGAACCATACCTTTAAGCACGACAGCGACGGAGATATTTTTATCGAATAAAGGCGTCAAGACAGTCGTTCCAACATTGAAAGTAACCGGAACATTAAATATCAAATACGGCGAGAAAACCGTATCATTATCGACCGGAGAGTATAAACTTACAGACTTACACCTCAAGTCCGGAGAGACACTTATCACAGTCAGCGGATCGGGGTCATTAGTGGTTACATATAGAGAGGGAGTGTTATAGAATGTATAGGATTTTCGCGGACGATTCTCTAATATATGATAGCACTCTCGACGACTATGTGATTACTAAGGGCGTCGTTGAGAAAGAGGTTAACAAGTCCGGGTCGTTTGTGTTCACAATGTACCAGGATAATCCGTTTATTGATAGAATCCACAAACTCAAGACGATTATTCGTGTTTACAAAAACAATAGGTTAATATTTCGAGGTCGCGTTCTAACAGAACAACAAGGCTTTTATAATGACAAGACGTTCACATGTGAGGGCGAATTGTCTTTTTTATTGGACAGCATACAAAGACCATATCAGTACACCGGAGCGCCGGACGAGTTGTTTACTCAATTCATTACAAATCATAATAACCAGGTTGACGAGGTCAAACAATTTGACGTCGGCGAGATTACTGTCAAAGATACGAACGACTATATCAAC